AACGTGTTCAGGTGAATCTGCTGGAGTTCTAGAGGTCTCATTTGAATCTAACTAAAGTCACTCTTTTGGGTGGCTTGTGGGGATTAACGTGCATTCACAAGCCACCCTAACGAGTGACTTTAGTTGGTTGGGCCAACTGTTGAAAGAAATGGATTAACAAATCTCCAGAACTCCAAAGAGAGCAGTAGCTAATCTGATGAACCTACCACATAAGAAGGAAATCAAAGATTGCTGTAAGGACTGATGTTCAACTGAAAACCATTAGGAAAGAGTTTTTTTGGTTGTTGTCTGTTACAACAGGTTAGGAGCATTGTTGGTAGATGTTATGAAGTCAGTAATGTCTGCTTCATACTCAGCCTTTGAGGGGATTCCAGTGGGGTCATCCATGATCGTGTTGTAATTCTCCACAACTGGCCTAAGAGTCTCATAGAGCCCGACAGTGTTCATCTTTGTGTGAAAATCCCTCCTGGCATAAATGGGTGGGACTGGACCTTCAGAGGTTGCCCAGAGAAAGGTCCACTGGTCAGCAGCAACCATTTTAGGATCAACTTTCTGATCTGTGGCTGGCACTTTCTTCTTCTTCATTTCTCCCACTTGGAACACAACACTCTGATCACAAGAGTATGCAGCACATGCTTTGAGGAGGAACAGCCTTGTTCTCATCCTCATTTGAGTGGGACAGAATGTGGCAAACACATTGACTCTCATGAACTTTGGTACAGGCATAGAGAGAAAAGGCTGACCTACCATGTCCTTAGTTGGCAGCCTTTCAGCCATCTTGCAAGAAAGTACGGGGAAAGACCCAGCAACCCGAGGAATTGTGATGGTGTCAGATGATAACCCTGTGCCTGTGGTGCCAACTCTCACCTGGTATCTCTGGCAGAGTTCATCTATGACGTCTCTCCCCTCCTGGCTCCTCCTAGACAGTGTTTTGCCTGAGAGATTACCCATGTATATGTTGGCGGCAATCATGTACATGATGTCCTCCTTCAGGTCATCGTTGGTTAGACCATACTCATTCTTCAGGATCACTAGTTTCCTGATGATTGCATAGGGATCAAAGCCCTGAAACTCAAAGATTGCAAACATTGCAATCAACCCACTTGTCAATTCTACCTCCTGTGACTGCTTAATCAACTCATCCAAGTCTTCCTTCTTGAGATCATTCATCTTCTTAGTGAGATCTTGGGGGGAGAGCTTCAGAACACTGAGCTGCCTCTTCCTCTCTCTCTTTGTGTCCACTGGCCCACCTGCTGCAGTGGCAACAGCAGGGTTCAAACCTTCCTCCATTGTAAATGGTTGTTGTTGCTGGTGGAAAAGGGGTGGAGTAGAGACTATGGTGTTAAGTGAGGTTGGGATGTCGATGTGGTTTGTTTTATCCAAAGACTCTTTGTGAGTCTTTGGAAAATTTCAATACATTTTACATTCTACCTTCTGATTGCACAGATCAACTCACCCTCAGCACTTGTTTTCAAATCTAACTGATGATAGGATGCTGAGTAGGTTGTTCAGTAGGGGAAAGAAGCCAAGGGACAGCAGGGTCTCTGCAAGGAAGAGCAAGAGAGGAGAGAACCCTCTCACTTCTATGTTGCCTGTAGACCCTAAATCCAAAGAGGGTACCTTAGCTTCAGATGTTGTGCTGAACAATGCAGAGAGGCAGTTGTATAGGCACAAAATGCCAGACAAGGAAAATGACATGGGGAACATGTTGCAAGCACATGGTGGTGAAACTGTCTTCCCAAATGTGGCAATCTTGGATGAGCCGGCAGAGAGTCTGGAGGCCAGGTACAGAAGTCTCACTCAATTGCAGCCTAGGGTCAACAGACGCAGACTGGATGTGCCAGACTACATAAACTTAGAACTCTTCAAGCCTGTTGAGGAGTTCTCACTTGAACACATCATACAGATCAGTGACAAGAAGAGAATGAAAGGAGACTATAAGTATGTCATCATGAAGAAGGCCAAGTTTATCCTTGCTCCACTCAGCTCATTTATAGACAACCATTCTGATGTTGTTGTTTCAATAGTGGACACTAGGAAGAGGGCCAGCCAAGCAGTGAGAAGTCTGAAGTTGCAGGACAACAAGCAGTATCGAGGAGAATTTGTACTTGATTACAGTTTCCCCAAGGTCTCATCTGGCAAGATTTCTCTCAGCTTTGCACAAGAGGTGCAAACATTTGATACAGGAGAACAGTGGGGTGCTTGCCAGATCTTCCTTGATTTAGAGGAGTCTAGCTTTCCCATCACCACAGCATTTGAGGAGACCATAGGGCAGGCTGCAGTAACCACAAGCATGATGCAGCAGTACAGGTTCCATCCAGGTCATCTTGACCTAGCTGTGAGAGACAGCCATCTACCTGAACTTAGAGAATTGTACAGGAGGGGACTCATAGTGGATGAAACAGAGCCCATGCATGACAAGGTTCAAAGGGCTGCATATGCAAAGAGTGGGGGAGAGGCCCTGAAAGCTGAGAGAACAGGCAAGAGAGTGGTGGAGGTCAATCAAGAGGGTATAGCTGATTGGAGTGCTGTGAGATCTGCCCCAAGAGCCCTAGTCCCTGCACACCAGGCATCTGTAGATCCAGAAGAAGATGATGAAGAGGCTGAGACAACCGAATCCAAAATTGCCAGGATGAATATGATGGCCAACAACCATCACAGGAGTATGTCAGGAGAGACACTCAACACCTTCAGGTCAGTGCCTGAAGAACAGAAGCCCAAGAGATCAGGCTCACCCCACCCAGTCAGATTCAATGTGCCAGAGCCATTCCCAGGACCTTTCACTCCTCCTCCTCCCAAAAGTGAGTCCTCAGGTGACACCATCCCAGTTCCTTCTATGTCCAAGATTGTCACTCCACCTAACTAATAGGTATCCTCTTGCTATTTGAGGCTCATCTTTCATAAATGTGAGGCAGGTTTCCCTTCCCTTAACTCTCTTTCTTTCAAGTGGTCTCATTACCTGCTTCTTCATGCCCTTTACTGATTGCAGTCAAATTGACCTCAACGTGTTCAGGTGAATCTGCTGGAGTTCTAGAGGTCTCATTTGAATCTAACTAAAGTCACTCTTTTGGGTGGCTTGTGGGGATTAACGTGCATTCACAAGCCACCCTAACGAGTGACTTTAG